TTTTTTTAACTTTTTATAAACTTTTTTTTAATTAGAGAAAAAGGTGAGGCTGCTAGGATAGCCTCAAAGCCCATCGGGTAACGCAAATGACACGCTAGATTTTCAGTCGTTATTTTTATTGGAGACTTGGGATACTGAGTTACCGCTTCCAAATTCCCCACCCTCCTACTAAAAAGGGTGAGGACAACCTACTAGGCATACTACTACCTAAAATTTAAAGTTATAATGTGACGTAAGGTGATGTAAGCCAGTCAGGCTTATTTTTCTTCCATCTGCCAAAAGTTTTATCATGGCGGTAGTATGAGCGATATTGGTCGACTGGGCATAAGCTGTCAAACTCTTTATCTAAGACTCTGCATTTTGCGTCTGGACTGATGGCAACGCTGAACTCCTCTAGGTCACCACAAGGGATTGCACCTGCCAAGTCATATAGAGTCTCAGCTTGAGTTTGGCAGAAATGACGCTTGCCGAAACGCTCAGTATACTCAATGCACAATCTATACATGTGCATCCAAACCCAGTAGTAGTTGGAACGATTATTACCTGCCCACTTGGTAGATGGGTGATGGTGATAACCTCCGCGAGCAGGAGTCCCTGCTTTAGTGAGAGGCATGTCACTTTCCTTGACTCCCCATCTGATGGCAGCCGAGGAGAGGATTTGTGAGCTTTCTAGGATCATCTTAACTACATGCTGATCACAAAGGTGTTTAGCAGCAATGCAGGGATTAGGGTCGATAGCGAATATATTCATAGTAGTATAGGTTAGTAGTTTAGGCAATGAAAGTTGGACGTTTGAAAAAGGCAAACTTTTTATCGTCACGAGAAGGTGAGAAGCCAGCTGTGATGCGGATAGTCTTAGGCTTATCTGCATCGATCCATTTTTGAGGAGCAGAGCCCCAGCATCTGCGACCATCGTCAAGCTCAATGAGAAGCTTTAAAGAACCACCCCAATCAGAATCTTTCCATTTGCAGGATAGAACCTGACCTTCGATCTCTTGGCGACCATCCTCCCAATCAGGAGCATTAGATTTTTTAGCCTCAAGCTCAGCTTTGCGAGCCGCACTCTCACAATGCTGGCGAACCAGCTTGCGAGCAAAAGCGATTTGCCTGCGAGAAAGGCTGAAGTATTTGTTGAGCTTGTTGAGCATATCTCCGATGATTGGATTCTTCTGCTCATTCTCGATGAGAAACTCACCAACGATTTTCCAACGCCAGTTACGCTTCATGAGCGAGCGGAGGCGAGCGAGGCGTAGGCGATTGGCGATATGTTCAGCTTGGATTTGATTGCAGGATTCGAACTCTAGACGATCTACGCAAGTAGGACCAATAACAACTAGCTCACCGCTATTGTGGCGATAGACTGATCCATGTTTGAGCCGAGTGCCACAATGAGTGCAATGCTCACAGTCGTAGCCATTAGATTCTAGCTCTTCAATATAAGATTCGTGAAGAGGATCGTGAGCCTCACCTGAGTATGCACCATCGATATGGTCATAAACTTCATTTTCACGATAATCGAAACACTCAACGAAAGTGTAGGACTTAGGGTCGAAACCTCCAGAGAGGCGATGCTTTGAGATTTTTTTAGTAGCGATCATAGTAGTAATATTTAGTAGGTTAAAATTGTGAGGTGTAGGATGCCTCTCCCCATGATTTTTTTTTATATGTTCAGAACGTATAAATCGTTATCGCGCTTTTGAATACGAGAAAGAAGCTTTCGATTTTTATCATTGTTATGAATTGATTGGATGTTGCATAGCTCATTATCAATCATCCAAGTGATGATGGTCGTATTGCTGATGCAACCGCCACCAGCGTTGAACTTATTAAGCAGTCTGATGTCGCATTGGAATGTGTAAAGGACTTCTTTACGACCGCAGTATTCGATAACTAAGAACTCTTGAACAGCAGCTTGATTTTTAACAGTTTCGACTTCTTGATCGAAAACAGTAGGGTTGAATTCGCGATTAAGACCGCCAGCTTCAGCGATTGCATCTTCGAGGTTATTGTGGCGAGAGAGGATTTTGATGTTTTTCATAGTAGTATTTTTTAGTAGTTTAGTAGTATCACCCATCGTTGAGCTTAATAGTAGTATGGCTGAGTGTAACCATAAATCAAGCTTTTTTTAACTTTTTATAAACTTTTTTTGAAACTAGCTCCAGAACCCTGTTGAAGTCTGACCTCCTCTTACCTTCTTACGCTTAGGGGAAACATCTTGATTAACATCTATTCGGGCTACTCCAATGAACTTAGATAAAGCTCTAGCCAATATTTCGCAGTCCCACATGTGGTCACCTTTACCGCGTTTTACTTTCTTAACAACTTTGATGTGACCAGATTTGTTAGTCTCCTTAGTCCAATAGGTTGAAAACAATTGATCGTAATAAACCTTAGGTGTATCGGCAAATGTATAGAAGCCTGTGATCTGGGCAGAACGCAATCGGGCGAGTTCATCCTCGTACAAAGTTTTATTGACATGGAGGTATCGTATTTTCGATTTGCCTGCTCGACCCTTATTGTCTCCAGTGAACGGATCTTTCATTTGCATTCTATAAGGCTGATCCCCTTGCAGGTTTTTCCAACCTCTCGAGCCGAACCACTTAGATCTGCGCTTGTGGACTTCCTCGTAAATCTCAGCAGTTCTATCGCCTGCGCAGTCGACTATAGCGGATTGGCATGTGTGCTGATCATACTTTCCATCAAGCTCAGCAAATGTAGCCACCTGACCGCAATCAATTAAGTAGCTATCGCCATCCCTGTTGAAGCCGCGAACTACAAACCAGAACGAATCAGTTTGAGTATCCGCAGCAAGTATCCTGACTTCACCCTTCATGTCACCCTGCTGGTAATCTAGTTCCAACTGGTGAGCGTCAGCCTGATCCTGATTAGCCCAATCTTCACGCCAAGGTTCAGCTAAGTTACCCTGAACAAACTTCTTTAGTCCATGGGTTGAATGGCAAACTTGAAGCCAAGAAACCATCAATGATGCGAATGTCATAACAGGTGCATACATGGAATTGAGGTGGTAGCTGTGATGCCCTTTAGGTGCATTGGGATTCTTAGAAACCCATTTGCCATTCTTTATCATGTCATGCTTATGTGCATCTAATATTTTGCCGTCACACTTTTCGCATCTGTAATGCGCAGTTGAAGCTACAAGTTCAAAGTCGTATCCCTCCTCTAGCTTTGCATCCTCATCAAAAGCTATTGAGTATCTAAGATTACCATCCTTATCAGTTTGCCTCCAAGTAAACTGGATATCTTCATTGCAATGTGGGCAAGGCATTTCGTATTTGCGTTGATCGCCGTATAGGTATTCCTCCCAGATTCCACCCTCCTCATCCTTTGGAGTGGAAGTCTGAATTATCTTATACTGCCTGCGACCCTTAATACGTTCATGCGCAGCGAGTCTAATATCAGGATCAATTTCATCAATTTCATCTAAGACTAGGTAAGCAACAGGAGCAGACTTAACATTATTCTCAGATCCTGCACCTGCGAAGGTTAATGTGCATGAGAGAAACTCCTGACGCATATTTGTGATTTTGTCTGAATCTACTTTACCAGTTGCAGGACTTAAAGGGCATTGAGCCTTTAGAGGTTTGCAGTCATCGATGAATGGCAACCATCTGCCTTTTGAAAATTGCCTAGCATTCTCAGCCGATGGCATAATCCATATAGTATCTTTCGGGAACTCACTTAATAAGTAAGCGAGACCTGTATACATGGTGGTAGTCTTACTAGACTGCGAACCCCAACATAGTGTGACCTTGTTTACGTAAGGGTCAATTAGATCCTCAAGAGCCTGCTTAGCGTATGGAAATATGCGCAAAGATCCAGGCAGTTCCGATATATTATCACGAAGAGTGCAGTTCTCAAATGCCCAATCTACTGGAGATTTTAATTCTCTAGGTGAGAATAAATTGTTTATTCTATTATCTAACAGTGAAGCCATTTTTGCTAGCGAATTTTTTTGTAAAAGCTTTCATATTTTTTTTAGCTGCAGTCTCGAATCCTTTTACCTGAGAATTAAATGCCTTTCTAAAAGCATCTATACCCTTGGCATGAAAGTTGAGGGCAGACATGGATTTACTTTTAAGCATGATGATATATTCATCTTTGCCAACATTAAATTCTCTAGCACTTAAAGCTCTAGTGTGAGTCAAAGGTAACTTCACTTTTAGTGCGGCACCTAGACCTCTAGTTCCTTTCATTTTTATTCTCAACTTTCTAAGCATGTAAATAAATGTAGCTTGACCCGATGCTATATTTTTCTTTTTAGCCCTAAGCATTTGAGTTCTCTTCTTTCTTAGTTCACCTAAAGCTTTATTGATAGTGCTAGTTTGCTTCTTACTGAAAGACCTGCCTGAAGGAGCTTTTGCACTGATGGCATTTATCTTATATTCATCTCGAACCTTGACCCATTTGTTATTAGTTACGGCAGAACTCTTTACAACTAGTGAGCCATCTTTACCTTTTCTAACTTTGACGCCAGTGCTTGATACGAAGATTCTGGATAGTGATCGATCCACGTCGGCAACTATTTTTTTATAGCTAGATTTTCCAGTATTTCTAGCAGAATTCTCAAGTATAGAACCAGTTACAGTTCTAGTGACATCTTTGAGCGTAGCACCAGTGCCTCTGCGCAGGTGACCAATCATGTTGTTGAAGCCTGTATCGTTTAACTTAACTAGCCTTGACATAAAAATAGCTGCGCTGTCAACGCGTATGGGCAACCTCATCGGCTTTAACGATTGAAAGTATATTAACCTTCACAACTCTGTAATAAAGTAAGAAGCCGTTTTTATCTGGAGCTTTTCCGAAGGCTAACTTGCAAGCATGTTTTTCATCTTTAGCGTATTTGCCTAAAGATAATGGATTAGGCATATCACTTCTAGTATAGCTTATCCTGTAGTAATTCATAAGTCATCAATCTTTCCACCGCATTGGGAGTAACCTGCAATGTCTACCCAATTATCTCTTTTAGGTTTATGGACATTCCTAGCCACCTTCATGAGTATCATCATGTGAGCTACATCTCTAGCGGAAATTGATACTTCAATGTTGCAGCTTGTTTTAAGATACCATTCCCAAGAAGCACCTATTTCTCTTAGGTTTTTATCAGGACTTCCATAATCCTGCTGGCGATCACCACCTTGTATTCGATAAGCCTCTTGGCAAATTGATTCCTCTTTATCATTCATAGTGCTTTTAGTTTGTATTTAATTCCATCTACTTCAACAACCTTACCTTCGCAGGTCTTGGCTGAACGTGGTGTTCCTCGCTTTTTACCATCGATGTTCTCGAAGTAAGTTTCGTTGCCATTGGCATCCCGCTCCCACCTACACCAGAAGTCATCGCTGTCCTCGTGGTAAGTTAAGTTGCCGTTGGCATCACGCTCCCTCCGCCGCCAGTAGCCATCGCTGTCCTCGTAGTAAGTCTCGTTGCCATTGGCATCACGCTCCCTCCGCCGCCAGTAGCCATCGCTGTCCTCGTAGTAAGTCTCGTCACCATTGGCATCAGTAATCTCGATAGGGAATGTAAAGGCAATCCCTAGTTCTGTTAGTATTTCGCTTAGTGGTTTCATAGTTATGGTGCTATTAATTTGTATTTGATCCCGTCAACTTCTACGACCTTGCCTTCGCAGGTCTTGGCTGAACGTGGTGTGCCTTCCTTTGTACCATAGCTGTTCTCGTAGTAAGTCTCGCCCCCATTGGCATCACGCTCGTACCTATCC